GAACGGCTGGTACACCGCCGTATTCACTCCGACGACTGGAGGCTGAAATGAACAAAGTAATCGAGATCGACGGAAAAAGCGTAGGGTTGTGCGCTAATGCGCTGACCCCACGCATCTACCGCCATAAAGTGGGTCGGGATATTGTCCGTGACCTGCAAAAGCTACAAACGGCAGCGACATCCGAGGACGGATCTTTTTCCATAAGCGATCTTGAAATATTTGAGGATGTCGCTTTTATCATGGCTCGGCAATATGACGGGTCCATCCCGGACAATGTTGACGAGTGGCTGGAGCAGTTTGAGATGTTTTCCATCTATAAAGTGCTCCCTGCCATTTTGGAGCTTTGGAGCCTGAACAACAAGACTACCGCTGTTCCAAAAAAAAAATAAAACAAACCGTGCGTGAGCCCACCGGGTCAACCTTTATGCTCCGCTGCGCTGAACTCGGGTTATCCGATGAAGCGCTGGAGGACATGACCTGCGGAATGGTCTATGATTTGATGATCGAAAAGGCCAACGACGCAGAACAGTATGCCATAAAGGGCAGACCCGGCGGCTTGCGTGATTTCTTCGCAGGAGGTGGTAAGATTGGCTGAAAATGTTAAAGGCATCGTTGTTGAAATCGGCGGCGATACAAAGGGATTGTCGAAAGCGATCAGCTCGCTGAACAGCGAAATCCGTGGGACACAATCGGAGCTTAATAAAGTCAATCGCCTGCTGAAACTCGACCCGACCAATATTGACCTGCTCAAGCAAAAGGAGAAGTTGCTCGGGGAACAAATCAAAAATACAGAAAACAAGGTTGAAAGCCTCCGAAACGCCAAAAAGAAAGCGGATCAGGAAATGGCGGACGGCACGGAGATCAACCAAAAACAATACCGTGAGTTAGTCCGGGAACTGACCAGCGCCGAACTAAAGCTGAAAGACCTACAGGCCGAAGCGTCCAAGAGCCGTGCGGCACTCGCACAGGTTTCAGCGGTTACCGGCGAAATAGCAGAAAAGTCCGGGAACATTGCAAAGAAGTTTGCACCGGCATCTTTGGCCTTTGCAGGAGCAGGAGTGGCAGCCACAAAAGCGGCTGTAGAATTTGAAAGCGCCTTTGCTGGCGTTGAAAAAACAGTAGACGGCACTACAGAGCAGCTTGCGGCACTCAGGCAGGGCATATTGGACATGGCAGAAGAAATCCCTGCGTCCACTACGGAGATTGCTGCGGTTGCGGAAGCTGCTGGACAGTTGGGTATTGCCACCGATGATGTACTTGACTTTACCCGCGTTATGATCGACTTGGGCGAAGCAACCAACCTTTCCGCTGATGAAGCTGCCTCTGCACTTGCCAAATTTGCCAACATTACCGGAACGACCGCTGATGAATACTCCAAACTCGGCAGTACCATCGTTGACCTTGGTAATAACTTTGCCACAACAGAGCGCGATATTGTTGAGATGGCTACACGCCTTGCGTCTGCTGGTACAGTTGCCGGGTTGTCCGAACAGGATATCCTTGCATTGTCTACCGCAATGTCCTCGGTTGGCATCAACGCAGAGGCAGGCGGTACGGCAATGACCCAAACAATGACCGCAATAAGCAAGGCTGTGTCTGCCGGCGGTGATGATCTTGAAACATTCGCAAAGATCGCTGGTGTATCTGCTTCTGAATTCGCAGATATGTGGGGCAATGAACCGATAGACGCAATCAGTGCTTTCATCGGCGGGCTTGGGAAGATGAACGAAAATGGAGAGGACACAATCTCCGTATTGGATGAATTGGGGCTCTCCGGGATTCGCCAGTCCAATATGCTCCGTGCGTTAGCCCTTGCGTCCGATGTATTGGGCGATGCTGTTACAACCGCAAATACTGCATGGGACGAAAATATTGCCCTCTCCAACGAGGCAAGCAAAAGATACGCAACGACCGAAAGCCAGATGAAAATACTCCGAAACGGGCTCAATAACTTGGCGATTTCCATCGGTGATATCCTGCTGCCGATTATCAATAAAATCGTCGCAGGACTTCAAAATGCAATCGAATGGTTTACAAATCTCGACGATGGGGTTAAAAAGACGATCCTTATTGTCGGCGGCCTTATTGCGGCGATTTCCCCGATTGCAGGTATTATTTCGGGAATTGCCGGAGCCATCAGCTTTATAACTGGAACGGTTATCCCGGCGCTGATAACGGCCATAAATTTCATAATCGCAAATCCTATCGTGCTGCTCATAGCTGCCATTGTAGGACTTGTTGCTTGGATTGCAACAAGTGGAGATGAGATACAAGCCATTCTCCAGCGTGTGGATGATTTCTTGCAGGGCGTATTTACGACTGACTGGTCGGAATCGTTCGGAATATTGGGGGAAATCTTAAATTTCTTCTTCGCAACAGTAAAATCTATTTGGGATTCCATAAAGGCCGTTTTTGACGGTATTATCGATTTCATCCGTGGCGTATTCACGGGGGACTGGGAAAGAGCATGGACAGGTGTTCAGGAAATCTTTAAGGGCATCTTTACGGCCCTTGTGGCGATTGCAAAGGCTCCTCTTAATGGCATCATCGGCCTTATCAACATGGTTATTGACGCCATTAACTGGATGATAAACGGCCTTAACAGCATTCACTTTGATGTTCCGGATTGGGTGCCTGTGCTGGGTGGTAAATCGCTTGGCTTTAATATCCCGACCATTGGGAAGATCGCATACCTTGCGAAAGGCGGCATCTTATCCTCCGGCAGCGCCATTGTTGGCGAAGCTGGCCCAGAACTGCTTACCATGGCGGGTGGGCGTGCTCATGTTATGCCCCTCAACGGTGACGCAGGCCGTGGTGGAATTACCATCGAGATGAACAACACCTTTAATGGTTACGACAACGCTGCTGGTGAAGCTGCTGCCCGCAATTTGGTGCAGGCAGTAAACCGCGCACTCGGGAGGGCCTACTAATGAGAAAATTTAAGCTCCAAAACAATGTAGGCGCCGAGTGGGATTTGATGGATAAAACTTCGTACCTTAATGCGCCGGGTGGATTGGGCTTCGGAAAAACCTACTCCACCATACAAGCCGGAAGCGCATGGCTGGTATCGGATGATTTCCTTAACCAGTATGCCGTTACAGGCGAAATGATATTCTTCGACTATGCACGGTATCAGGCGTTTATTTCGTTTGTGACAAAAGGCCCGCTTTACCTGATGTATTCTCCGCTGGACACATGGTACAAAATCAAGTGCGAAGTGCAGTCTGCGGATAAGTCGGAGCTGAAATCCGGCTATTTGGCAGTACCGATTACATTCCTCTGCTTCGGGACTTGGCACGAAGCTGTTAAGGTAACGCAAAGCCAAGCGCCAGACCAAGGGATTAAAAGGTACAGCTATACCTATCCATATTATTACGCAGAAACAGCAACAGGAACTGCAAAGATAAGAAACGGAGATTTGGCATCTCCGTGCAAGCTGCAAATCTTCGGGCCGGTCGTCAATCCTGCTTGGGCGCTTATCAAGGCCGGTACCCGTGTAGCGGTCGGAAAAGTAACCGCAACAATCCCTGACGGCCACAAACTCGTTGTTGATGCTGACCCTGCAACAATGGAGATCGCCGAGTATGCGCTGGACGGGACATACATCCAAAACCTGTACCAGTCCAGCGACTTTTCGACCGGAAGATTTATCTATGCTCCGCCGGGGGAAAGCACTTTGACATTTTCGCACGACGGAACATCGGATATAACCGCATATGTGGAGGTGGAAAAACTTGCGTACTCTGTTTAAGTGTGAAGTGTTCGCTCGTGATTATACTTTCCGCAGCTTTGCGCCGATTGAAAGCCCGGAGATACAGTTTGACTACCTAACGGCGGAAAAAACCACTCTTCGGGCGGTTAAAATCGATGCAAAGAAAGGCGATTTTATCAGCGTGACCGACCAAAACGGCGTTGTAGCCTATCAGGGGATCGTGGATGATGTCGAAACCGACAAAACAGGCGTGACCATCTCTGCACAGCCATTGATGGCGCTGTTTGATGTTGATGTGCATTTTGACCGCGCCACATCCTCCAAAATAGAGCAGTTTATCGCCGGTATCATAACGGACAATTTCATTTCCTCCCATGATGCATTACAAAACATCACCGGCATGACGGTGGAAACGACCTCCGAGACCACCGGAGCGCTGAACCTCAAGGATAACATCCACAGCTTTTACGAGATCATTACCAAATCCTTGACAGCTTACGGCATAGCCATAAACATGGCCTTTGACCCGCAGAATAAGGCTATTACCGTTACGGTTGGAAAGGTAAGTGAAAGCGCTGTCATCGAAGCAAGCCTACAAGCCATTGTGGATAAAAATATTATCATTGGCGACAGCTCCGGCCAGCTGAACAAGGTGACCATCTACAACAAAGCGGATGAAACGCAGAATGTTACCTATTATCTGCACCCAAACGGAAAGGTTGACACCAACAATTCCGACCGGATTACGCCGGTATTCTTCGCAGCGCAGTTTTTGGAGACCGATGTAGACTTTGATACCGCAGCTTATCAAAAGGCATACGAAGCACTCACTCCGCAGCAGTATGACAACATGATTGAGCTGACTGCCCGCAACGACTGCGGCGTGCTTGATACCTCTATGGCCATTGGTACAGAGGTGCTTGTAATTGACGGAGACAGCAGTTACAAATCCATCCTTACCGGCTATACCCGGTCACAGGATATCACAAAAATGACCTTTGGCGTTGTCCGCGCCGATTTGACCAAAATCCTAATCCTTGAAAGGAGGGCAAACGCATGATAACGCTACTCCAATATAACGCATCTATTGTTACCCCTACCGATGATGCTTACCTGTATAATCACATCATCAACGACAGCGGTATATTTACCGGCGTTGAGGTAACAACACAGGGCGGAAACATCATCAATGTTTCGGATGGCCGCGGAATTATCCTCGGCCGAAACTTTGTGGTAGAAGCGCAGACCATCAATGCTACGCTCCCGACCAGCGGCTCCGTCCCCGGTCGATTGCTTATCCAAATTGACATGGCAAACACCGAAGCACCGATTGCTTTTGTTACGCAGGCGCAAGACCCGCTCCCCGCACTCGTGCAGGAGGACATCAATGCAAGCGGTACGGTGTATCAGCTGCCGATAGCAACTTTTACGGCACAGCCGACGATGGTTTCCGATTTACAGTATGTTGCGCACACCATCAGCCCCGGTACTGTTTCGAGCTTTAACGGCCGCACCGGAGCGGTGACACCGCAAACCGGCGATTACACCGGCAGCCAAATCAAAATCCCCGGCTACAAGCAGGCAACCTCCCGGCAGAATGTAACCGCAACAGACACGGTAACGCAGGCCATCGGTAAAATGGAGTACAAAATAAACCGCACTTTTGTGGTTAAGCAAATCTCCCTCCCTGCCGCATCTTGGATGGGCGCAGAAAGTCCGTACAGCCAAACCGTTACCATCAGCGGTATTACAGTCAACAGCAAAGTAGACATCCAAATGGACGCAACAGCCCTCGGTGTACTCATCGACAGCGGCACCAGCGCTATCTGGATTGAAAACAACAATGGCACCCTTACCGCAAAAGCGCTTGGAGAGAAGCCCAACGCCAATCTTTCGGTTCAGGTGACCATCACGGAGGTAACTGCATGAGCGTAATTTACGGCAATCCAATTATTGCAGGTGGTGGCGGCCTTGAGCTTGTGGCAAATGTCGCTGACGGGGCGACCGTTACTGCTACTCTTGGCAGTAAGACAGTAACAGGCGTTTCTGTTGGTGGTCAGGCTCGGCTTAAAATTCCACAGGAGGGCAAATGGACGGTTTCCGCAACAAGCGGAGCACTTGTATCTGCACCACAGGAAATCATCGTCCCTGCCACAGTTGATATTGCATTGGTGATGCAGGAGCTGAACGATAACAGCTGGGCAGCCATCAAGCAAGTGTCTGACGCAAACATGGGAGCAAACTTCTGGTCAGTTGGTGACTGCAAAGAAGTGACCATGAACGGCAAAGTTTCCAATGGTCTTACGCTTACCAACTATTCTGCTTGGGTGTTTATCATTGGCTTTAATCACAACTCAGAGCGTGAGGGAAATGGCATAGCATTTCAGGGATTCAAAGCTACAAAGAACGGTACGCCTGTATGTTTGGTCGATAGTCGATACAACAACCAATGTAGCAGCGTGTGGTTCTGTATGAATGCTTCTTCGGCAAGTGGTTCGACAACAAGTGCCGGGGGTTGGGCGTCTTGTGGCATGAGGAATGACATTATGCCACTTATTAAAGCAGCTTTCCCGTCTGACCTTCAAACCGTTATTAAGACCAGCACTATTTATACCGATAATACAGGAAGCGGCATTGCTGCTGTAGTACCAACTGCTACGAAGGATGATGTGTTCCTACTTGCGGAATATGAAGTATTCGGGACAAGAACCCATGCCTCAACGCTGGAGCCGAACTATCTTAAACAATACAGCTATTACTCTGCGGGAAACAGCAAGGTAATGTATCGGCATAATGCTACTGATACTGATGTTCGTTGGTGGGAGCGTTCTCCCGCATCCAGCTACTCCAACAGTTTCTGTACTGTCGTCGCCAACGGCAGTGCCAACTATTACAACGCCTCAATTTCGCAGGGCGTGTCCACCGCTTTCAAGGTATAACATATGGACTATATTTGTTTTAACCGTTTTAAGCAAAATGCCTTGTGTGGTGAAGTAAACATTCCGTATGGCACAAAGCTTGATGAAACCAACAATGTAATCAGCCACCGCGGGAATCCCATTTGCTATATAAAAAGCCAAAACGCCTATGACTATTTTGCAAGGAATGATGATGGTAAAGGCTTGGAGCGTGGGAAACTAACAGCAGAAATAATCAAGCTGCTGAATAACCGCACAGACGGAAAGTACCAAGACCGATGGGATAGGATTTGGGATGATTTATCCTTGCTGAAATACAAACGCCCCGAACACGATGACTATTGGTTGTGGAACTATGATTTTTTCAATGCTTCGATTGAGGAGCTTAACAGAATTAAATCCATGATACTGGAGGTGTGACAATGTATAAAATCAAGGCAGAAGGCAAGGAATACTATTCCGACACCTTGGTATATGTGAAGAAGGCACCAAACGGATGCTATGTTCCTTGTTTGGCAGAGGAAGCGGAGTATGTTGTCGGGAAAGTACCGGAAGATACCATTTTCGAAAACGCTGAAATAGAAAATTTCGATGGTGGTTCCATGGCGTCCGATATGCAGGAAGCCTTAAACATTATGGGGGTGAACTAAATGGGCTACTATACAGAAAAAGCCAAAGAAGTAAAAGCAAAGCAGGAAGCAGAGCTGGAACAGCTGAAAGCAGCTTTGCAAACCCTTGGCGTAGAGACCGAAGAAAAGGAGGAAACAGCCAATGCGAAATGACATCTTAGAGCAGGCGCAGGAAATCCGGACGAGCATCGACAGCGTGACCGGCACCATGGCAGATGCTGATGCAGCAAAGAACCCTATGCTGTTCCTGCCATGGGAGACTGATACCAAGTATGCGGTGGGTGACCGCAGACGGCACGATGGCAAGGTATACAAGTGCTTGCAGGCTCACACCTCACAGGCAGGCTGGGAACCTCCGGCCGTTCCTGCCCTGTGGGTAGTCGTCAATGTCAGTTCTCCCGGCACGATTGATGATCCCATCCCGGCATCGAAGGGCATGGAATACGAGTACGGCAAATACTACCTCGACCCGGAGGACAAGAAAACCTACCTCTGCAAGCGTTTGAATGAAACAGGCACCATCGTGCTGTATTACCTGCCGCATGAACTTATAGGCCAGTATTTTGAGGAGGTAACCTAATGGATATTTTCCTCCCCAAAGATGTGCATGAAGAATTCGCCAGGCGCATGGAGGATGAAAACCGGCGGCAGAACCACCGGATTGACAACCTAGAAAACAGCGTGAAAGCCTTTGGCGAGATCGCCAACAGTGTAAACCGCTTAGCCACCAACATGGAGACCATGACAACCGAATTAAGCCGACAGGGCGAACGCCTTGAGACGCTGGAAAGAAAGCCGGGGGACAACTGGAACGCTGTCCTCCGGTCTATTTTAACCGGTATCGGCGCAGCTATTGCTGTTGCCGTTGTCGCTGTAATCGCCAATAACCTCGTAAAGTAAAGGAGAATGGAAATGAACGAATTTGTAACTTGGCAGACCCTTGGCACCTATGCTGGCGCTGTAATGATGGTCACAATCATTACCCAGTTCCTCAAGCAGACCCCCCTCAAGAACATCAACACCCAGCTGCTTGCTTACATCATCTCTGTGGCCATCCTCATCGGAGCGGAAGCCTTTAACGGTGCTGCTCTGACGGTACAGGGCGTGGTGCTGTGCCTGCTGAACGCTGTTATTGTCGCTTTGGCTGCTAATGGTACATATGACGCAGCCACCACCGGCATGGTCAAACACACTGATGCGGCTATTTTGGATGCCGAAGGAAAGGGGGAGGCCTAATGGCTTTCCTCTCTCCCGACAATGTACGCTATGATAACGGCGTAAAGGTATGTGAAAAGCTTATTCCTGATAGCGCCGTATGGAACCGAGACTATACCGAGGCCGGTTATACATACCGCAAAGGTACGCAGTACAAGGCAAACCGGGCGTTATCCCCCATTAACGGTGTTACTATTCACAATACTGGCCGGATTAAAGTCCCCAGCGGTACCACAATGGCCGAGCAGTACACCCGCGCGACCTACCCGAACTGCAACATGGGGTCTGTCCGTGTCCACTACTATGTGGACGAGAACGAAGCATGGCAGAACCTTGACGAAAGCGAGGTCGGCTGGCACGCTGCTGATGGAAACTACGGCCCTGGCAACAGCACTACCATCGCCATCGAGATCATCATGGACGGCACTAATGCCGAGTATAACCGGATTGCCGAAGATAACGGCGCAAGACTTTGCGCTGCTATTCTAAAACGGCACGGTTTGGATGAAACCGCAGTCTACCAGCACCATGACTGGTATGCAAGGAAAGATTGCCCTGCTTATATCAGACCGCACTGGAGCGCGTTTTTGGCGTTGGTGCGGCAGTATCTCAATGACGATACGCAGGTGCCGAGCGATTATGATAAGCTGGTCGCCGAGCTGGAAGACATCAAAGAAAAATACAGAAACGAACACGCCAGCGCGCAGGCGTTGCGTGGGAGAATTTTAGCCGCTGTGGAGCAGTACGATACGGTGGCAAAATAACTCACTTTGCAACTCACTTTTGTTCCGAAAGTGAGTTTTTCATGCTTTTTTCAGCGGAATGAAAGTCGGAAAAACCGCTTGATTCCTACACTTTACGGCAATAACATAATTTTGCGTGTGGGTTCAAGTCCCATCTTCC